TTGGGCAGGTACGAATTTGGTGCGCTAAATCGGCGGCATCCTACGCCACAAGAGGGCGGTGTAATAAAGAGGGGTTGGACTAAGACCTATAACGCGCCGCCAGCGCATTTTGATGATATAATACAATCATGGGATATGGCATTCAAAGACACGACATCCGGCTCTTACGTAGTAGGGCAAGTGTGGGGCAGAATCGGGGCGGATAACTATTTGCTCGATCAGGTTCGTCGAAAGATGGATTTTGTCGAAACGGTTAAGGCGGTTCGCCTTATGTCGGCAAAGTGGCCGGATGCGTGGTCAAAGGTAGTAGAGGACAAAGCGAACGGACCGGCGGTTATCAGCACGCTAAAGAGATCCATACCCGGGCTGATTGCGTTTATGCCGAACGGATCAAAGGAGAGTCGACTATATGCAGTATCACCATTGTTCGAAGCTGGTAATGTGCATATACCGACTAGGGATTGGACGCAGGACTACATCGAGGAATTAGTCAGCTTCCCAAATGGAACAAATGATGATCAGGTTGACTGCTCATCACAAGCGTTGATAAGATTGACAAAGCCAACAAGATTACGGACAATGAGCAAGAAAAGCCTTGGATTATAGGAGGGTAAAAAATGATAGTACGCACGGCGGCACCGACAAATGCAAAAGAACTTGAAAGCGTCTTGGAGGAATTCAAGCCAGAACGAGATCACATCATTAAGTTGAAAAAGCAGTACATAGCAGATCAGAAGATTTTGCATCGGGAAACAACCGGCACAGACAAGCCGGACAAAAGACTTGTCAATAACTTTCCCGGCTATATCACGACCGTACACACGGGGTATTTTATCGGGCAGCCTGTGAAATATGCGTCAGAAGATGCGAAGCTTCTCGAAGCGGTCACAAAGATACACGAATACAACGATGAGCAGGAGCACAACTACGAGCTGTCAAAAGCAGCGAGCAAGTGTGGTGTTGGCAAAGAGCTGTATTACATTGACGAGGATAAGCAATGTAGAATCGCACAAACAGAACCAGAGGATACTATCATTATCCGCGATGCAACCATAGCGCGAAACATCGTAGGCGCGGTCAGAACGTGGGTAGACGAAAACGATATCATCCACGCGACTGTATACGACGAGACAAACGAAACTACATATACGGGAACCACTGCAAAAAGCACGACCATGAAGCTTGAGATAGAAGCAACGCCGCATAATTTCTCTGACGTGCCTGTATCAGAATTCCAGAACAACCGCGAAGAAGTAGGTGATTATGAAAAGGTGCTATCCCTGATCGACGCATACGACGAATCAGAGTCAGAGACGGCGAACGACTTCGCATACTTCACAGACGCATATTTGGTGCTTGCAGGGGCAAGTGGAACAACGCCGGAACAGATCGCGTCCATGAAGAATAATAGAGTGCTTGCACTTCCGGACGGCGCAACAGCAGAATGGTTGACAAAGAATATACAGGACGAAGCGTCAGAGAATCAAAAGAACCGTCTTGAGGCCGACATACATAAGTTTTCATTTACACCTGACATGAGTGATGAGTCATTTGCAGGAAACACGTCAGGCGAGGCTATGAAGTATAAATTATGGGGGCTTGAGCAAATGGCCGTCCAGAAAGAACGTTGTTTCAAGAAGGGCCTGCAACGCAGATTTGAACTGATATGTGGATGGCTAAACCTCAAGGGGGCAACATACAATTATCGTGATATAAATATGGACTTCACGCGGAATATGCCGAAGATCGTATCCGATATGGCGGACGTCGTGCAAAAGCTGATCGGAATTGTACCGACGGAACTGCTGTACAAATTGCTTCCATTTATCGAAAATGTTGATGAAGCAATTGCAATGCTCGAAGCCGAAAAGACAACCGACTTGTCAAAGTATGAAACCACTCAAACGGACACGATAAAAGAGGTAGAGACAGATGTCGGAACAACTGGACAAACTGACGCAGAGGCTTGAGGACGAAGAAGAAGAGAAGATCCTCACAGAATACGCGGAAAAGAATAAGAACATCCGGAACATACTGGCGGCGCTGACTGCTGCCGGTGTGTCGTCGTGGGCTGATCTGCAAAAGGGCGGCAAATATAGCAAGTTGATGAAGTCAGTCAATGCAGAACTGAACGCCTTGAATACGACGATAGAAAGTATATTGACAACAGCAAGGGTTGACCAGTACGCGAATGCTTTTTATCAGTCGGCATACGCGACAGAAAAGGCGGCATCTGGAATCAACATATCTTTCAAACTGTTAAACCCGAAGACGGTACAGGCCGCTATTGATAATCCGTTGAGCAATCTTGCCATAGCAAAACACAACGAGATTCTAAAGATCGGCATTGATCAGGCTATCACTCAATCGTTTATACAGGGCGAAGGCTTCCCGAAGATGGCAAAGCGCGTCAAAGAAGCGATGGGCGATAAGGCAAAAAACGTCATGACCATTGCAAGGACGGAAGGACACACGGCGGCAAATCAGGGCAAGATGGCGTCTGCAGAGGTTGCAGAAAAAGCCGGGGTTAATATGGTTAAGGTGTGGGATTCCACGCTCGATAGTCGGACGCGGTCAGAACACGGATCAATGGACGGACAGAAAAGAAAGCTAGACGAGAAGTTTTCTAATGGGTTAATGTATCCTGGCGATCCTGCTGGTGGTGCGTATTGGGTGATTAATTGCCGATGCGCGATGAGGCAAGAAATTGACGGGTATTCTCCAAAGGTGCGAAGAATTGACGGAGAAGTGATAGAATATAAGACGTATGATGAATGGCTAAAAAGCAAGGAGTGAATATGATCTTTATTGCCGGTCCGTGTTCGATTGAGAATGAGCAATTTATAGATATCTGCAAAGGCGTGAAAAAAGCCGGGGCAACGCACATCAGAGGCGGCATATTCAAGCCGAGGTCAAGCCCGTTCCGATGGTCGGGGCTAGGGTTTGAGCAATACGATCAGGTCAAAGAATGGGTTATTGAAGCAAAGCGCGTAACAGGGTTACCGTTTGTAAGTGAGGCAATGAGCGCGAAGCACCTTGAGAAGATGTACGATCTTGTTGATGTGTTTCAGGTAGGGGCAAGAAATCAACAGGACACGGAATTGTTAAAGGAATTTGGCAAGCAGAAAAAGCCCGTACTGCTCAAGAGGGGTATGGCTACGACGATAGAAGAGTTTGTCATGGCGGCAGACTTTATCATCAACGAAGGCAACGATAATGTGATCTTATGTGAGCGAGGTATACGAACATTTGAGACATACACGCGTAACACGTTTGATATCAATTGTATTCCTGCCGTAAAGAATTTATGTAACTTGCCGATTATTGGCGATCCGTCACACGGCACAGGGCGGAGAGAACTCGTCGAGCCAGTATCTCTTGCCTGTATTGCGGCCGGTGCCGACGGGCTGATGATAGAGGTTCACAACGATCCGGACAACGCTATGACAGACGGAGGACAGAGCTTAGACATAGATGCATTTGAGCTGTTGATGTGTAAGGCGTTGAAAATGGCAAATATAATGGAGGATGAATAAATGATCTCAAAAATGAATAAGTGGATAAAGCCAGAAAACATGCTTCCTGAAGAAAATCAAAGGGTGTTGGTTACATATAGACACAAAGACGATACATTTATAGAAATAATGACAGCCACATTTCTCGGGAGCAGATACGGGTGGTGTCCTGATGGCAGTGAACATATGTGCCAAGGAGGGTGTTCTTTTGAGTCCGTAGTGGCGTGGATGCCATTACCAGAACCATACAGGGAGGCATAAAATGGAAGAGAAGAAAACCGAACAAAAGATAACCATCAACATCCAGCAGACAAAGCTATTTCACGAAATGTGCGCCATCATGAACGAGATGTTCAACGATAAGCGCGTGCCTGCCATATACAAGACACGCATTTCGCAACTGATCAAGAGGTCGATCAAATGAGAAAGAGAAGCCAGTTTCTTACATACGCATACGGACGCAGGGCGGATCAGGAATTCACCGAGTTTGTGCGCGGCAAAAATGTAATCATTGTAGGACCGGCGGCGTATTTACAGGGGCAAGGCAAGGGCAAATGGATTGATTCGTTTGACATGGTGGTTAGAGTCAACCACGCAGTGCCTATATTATTCCCGGAGGATTACGGGAAGAGAGTCACGATCCTATATCACATCATGTCGCACAGGGGCAAGAACGGGAAGACGCTAGTCAACCGCGGCGAAATACTATCATGGAAAGATGCAGGCTTGAAATGGCTTGTTGTACGTCAATCTGCAACAAGCGACAGGGTTCGACAGTGTGCGCATCTGATCAATACGGTGGTGCCGTGGTCTTGTATCCATCATAGATTTTCTGACAGTGTGAAAAAGTCTATCAGAGAGAAAGCGCCAAACACGGGCATCATGGCTATTGTACATTTGTTGAATGCACAGGTGGCATCTTTGACAGTGACCGGATTTGATTTATACGCTTCGGGCGTATACGAAAACTATGGAGATTTGAAATCTACAGAGAACGCCCTTGAGGTCAATAAGAAATGGCACAGCATAGACGCGCAACGCGAATACCTAAGAAAGATTGTAAGGCGCGAATTGCGATTACACATAGACGACCATTTGAAGGAGGCTATTGGATGAATATCGGTATTTGTACCAGCTTTTATAATGGCTATGACAAGTTTCTGCCGAGGTG